TCGCGAACAGCTCGAGGGATCGTCTGTAGTGTCTACTTATGCTACTGGACTGACACAAAGTCCCGTCGACAAGGACCAATTAACCCCATACCTCTTCACCCAGGCAAGCCATGTGGTTCCACACGGGTTTTTGACCTACGCATGTCTAGGATGAATCCCGTTACGGTGTCATGTTTCGGGGTCCGTTCCCTAAGGAAAATCCCCTTCCCAAGATATCACGCACAATGTGCTAGCGTCGTCCATGCAGGTGAATTTGCCCGCGGGACTAAGGAGCACAAAGCTGTTGGTTTGACAAGAATTTTACAATCAGCTGGGCGGGGTTATCAAGCCCTATCACAGGTCGGACCATCGAACTAATACAACCATGTAGTTGGCTTCGGTCCTACCGCTATTGGTTAGCCCTGAATAGCCACCGCCACGACGCGTGAGACTTGGGCCTTCCTTCCCCTCCCCATAATGGGTACTGATTGGCCAGTTGTCAACCCTGGCTTAGACTGTGTGATACCTGGGTGGTACACCGCGATTGCTCCCCAGCAAACGGCACGTCCACACTTCGGTCTACTAACTCGGACACCCACAAAGACCAGCAAGCTTGATTAGAACTTCGTTGCCTGGTCAGGAGGCGGCAATCCGCAATCCCCACCGTTTAACCAGCTAAGTAGTTCTCAACTAACCCCGGAGGACAGTGCCACCATCCCTGCAAATTAGGACCATCTGACACGGTGAACGGGAGCAGTTCCTTGAATTCGAAACATTGCTCCATATCCACCTGAGCCTCAGGCGTAACCCCAAATGCATGGTAGTAAGACAGCCTCGCGTTGCTGCTGATTTTTCCCTCGCTGAACTCGGTCGCCAAAAGAGCGGTAGAAGGGACCCCAAGATACATGTAGTCATCATGCGCACCTACCAGTGCCCGGGTCCTCTCCCCCACCGCCTGTCTCAAGCAACGCGCCCAAGCCGCCATAATCGGGACACCCTGCGCCAGCCAAGATTCGCACAAAGACACACCCTTGAGAAATCTCAACGGTGCGCTCCGCAGGTGGATGTGACTAGATGTAGCTTGTGAGATCACCTTGCGGTAATCCCTAACCATAAACCAGCCACTGTCCAGCTCGACTGGGGCACTCTGCCCAAACCTGACGTGCTCCAACCGGTCAACAGGTTTCTCAATTGTCAGTTCTTGGCCCATCCCATAGGCCAGCGGGCCTAAATGGGACAGCTTTGCCAGGTCTGGGGCTTCGACGAAGATGATCGCGTCATCCCCATCTATCAACAAGTCGTAGGTGAGTCTCAACCTCCGCAGGCAAGCCGTCAAAACAGCCCACATGCAGATGGTGTTGCCCATCCCAGTGTTGTAGTCCCCCGAGGCCCGTCCTCCTGACCTTCGAAACTTGATGCCGCCTTCAAACTGGCCAGCGAGTTGTATTTGAGCACTGAGGAGTTCGCGAAGTCCCGCATCATTCGGGAAAGCACCGCAATATACCTCATGCTCCAACCGCACTATCCAGCTCTCCAGGTGAGCCTCAAACGCTTTACCATCAACAGAAACAACTCGACAGTCTTTGAAAGCTCGAAACTTTCTGACGATTAGACCTGCTCGTTGCCTCAAATTTAAACCCTTAGCCACAACCCTAGTTTTACCTCCGGGACCCTTATGTTTGAGCTTCGGCCAAAGCCAATGTTCAAACGGTTTGAGTCTCGTTGCTAGCTCTAAGTTATATCGCGGCGACCTCGGAAAGATCGCCCTAGGCTTGGTCACCTTTACGCAAGCATTGAACTTTTCCGCTTTGAGGAAGGCCCGGATCTTGGTGTCCCGGTCCGTGATTGGACCGTCGACCCGCAGTGACCTCTCCGCCTCAAGATAGCGGTTGCGCAGGCGACCAGAG